TCCAGAGCTGAACAGCAAGGTTTTAGAGTAGATGTTGATTATGTTTTATCTCAAAAAAAACATTTAACTCGAAGAATAGGAAGGTTAGAAAGAAAATTTAAAGATTCTAATTTCTACAAACATTGGAAGCACGTGATGAAAAAAGCGGATATTAATAGTAATCAGAAATTAGGTCATTATATTTACAATGTAAAAAAGATTAAACCAGCTAAATTAACCACAACAGGAAAAGGATCAACAGATGAAGAAGCGCTAAAACAATTAAATATTCCTGAACTAAATGATTTATTAGATATTAGAAAATTAAAAAAAGTTCGGGATACTTATTTAGATGCTTTTCACCGTGAACAAGTAGATGGATACATTCATCCATTTTTTAATCTGCATTTAGTTAAGACTTACCGTTCAAGTTCAGATTCTCCAAACTTTCAGAATATTCCTAAACGAGATGAAGAAGCAATGTCATTGTGTAGACGTGCTTTATATCCTCGTCCTGAACACCAATTAATGGAAATTGACTACTCAGGTTTAGAAGTACGTATAGCAGCATGCTACCATAAGGATCCAACCATGTTAAAATACCTAAATGATCCTTGTTCTGATATGCACACTGATATGGCTAAGCAAATATTTATGCTCGATAAAATAGATAAATCAATTGCAGGACATGATACATTACGACAAGCAGCAAAAAATGGTTTTGTATTTCCTGAATTTTATGGAGATTATTATAAAAATTGTGCTGAAAACATGGCTTGTAATTGGGGTAAATTACCTCATGGAACTTGGAAGAAAGATCAAGGTATTGAAATTGATTATATAGATAAAATGTTTAAACCATATTACCTATCAAATCATTTAATTTCTAAAGGTATTAAATCGTATGATGCTTTTGTAGAGCATGTAAGAGTAATAGAACAAGATTTTTGGGGGAAACGATTTAAAGTATATGCTAAATGGAAAGATCGGTGGTGGGAAGAATATAAACAAAAAGGATATATTCATACATATACAGGATTTACTTGTTCTGGAATTATGTCAAAAAATGACTGTATAAATTATCCGGTACAAGGAGCTGCATTTCATTGTCTATTGTGGTCTTTAATTAAAATAGATCAAGTAATTCAAAAAGAGCACTGGGATACTCAAATTATAGGACAAATCCATGATTCAATAATACTTGATGTGAATCCTAATGAATTAAAGAAAGTTTGGCAAACAATACATTACATTACTTGTGAAGATTTACCTGGAACATGGAAATGGATATGTGTACCTCTTGAAGTGGATGCTGAAATATGTGAAGTAGATACATCTTGGAATACTAAAACTAAATATAAAGAATGAGCTTATATCAAAAATATCGACCAACTTCCCTCGAGCAAGTAAAAGGGAATGCTGAAATTATTTCAACATTAAAAAATATGTTGAGTAAACCTGAAACTTGTCCACATTCTTTCTTATTCACAGGGCCTACAGGTTGTGGTAAAACTACTTTAGGGAGAATTATAGCAAAAGAATTAGGTGCAGTTGGTAATGACTATAAAGAAGTGGATTCAGCAGATTTTCGAGGAATCGAAACGGCACGAGAAATAAGACGAAATAGTCAATATAAAGGTGCCGAGGGTTCCGTTCGAGTTTGGTTAATGGATGAATGTCATGCTTTAACTAAAGATGCACAAGAAGCATTATTAAAATTATTAGAAGATCCTCCAACGCATTGTTACTTTATTCTTTGTACTACTGAACCTCAGAAATTAAAAGACACATTTAAAAAACGTTGTAGTGAGTTTCAAGTATCTACTCTTAATGAAACTCAACTTTTTGGATTGTTAAGAAGAATAGTACGTGACGAGCAAGAAACGCTCGATAAAGAAATATATGATATGATCATTGAGGAAAGTTTAGGTCACCCTCGTAACGCTATTCAAATTCTTGAACAAGTTTTAAACGTCCCTCATGATCAACGAAAAGAAATAGCAATAAAAAGTGCAGCAGAAATAGTTCAAAGTATCGAATTATGCAGGGCTTTAATTAAAAAAGCTGGTTGGAAGGAAGTTGCTGCAATATTGTCTGGTTTAAAAGATCAAGATCCTGAAGCAATTCGTAGGCAAGTTTTAGGATATTGTCAAGCAATATTATTAAAAACAGATAATCCTTTATGTGGATTAATCATGGAAATGTTCATTGAGCCTTTTTATAACACAGGATTTCCTGGATTAGTATTTGCATGTTATTCAATTATTAAAAACTAAATAATCACTTAAAATTAAATAAAAAAATGGAAAAGCAAACAATTAACGAAATCGAAATTAATGGAGTGAAGTATGTACGTGCTGATTTAATTGCAAAACCAGTGTCATTTGAAGGCGATATTAAAATAGCTGTCCTTCAAAGAGGTTGGGTTTACATTGGCAGGTTTGAGAGAACCGGTAATGATTGTAGGTTATATAATGCTTATAATATTAGAACATGGGGGACAACAAAAGGTTTGCCAGAATTAGTTAATGGCCCTACTAAAGATACAAAACTCGACAAGTGTGATGGTATTGTTGCGTTTGATTGGTTAACAGTTATACATACAATCACTGTGGACTCTAAAAAATGGATTTTATGAGAATAGCAATAAATTTCGAGGATTCACAAAACTCTCACGGTGACGGCTACGGCTACGGTGACGGCTACGGCTACGGCAACGGCAACGGCAACGGCTACGGTAACGGCAACGGCAACGGCTACGGTAACGGTGACGGTAACGGTAACGGTGACGGTAACGGTGACGGCTACGGCTACGGCTACGGCAACGGCTACGGTAACGGCTACGGCTACGGCAACGGCTACGGATATTAATTTTAATTTTAATTTTTTATTATGAATTATGAGAAAGATATTATTATTGATGAAAGTGCTTTAGATTTAGAATGGTTAAATCAACCTTCTTTATTTATGAAGTATGCCAAGAATGCTGCAAAAGCACAAATGGAATTGGATCATGCTAAACAATCACTTGATATTGCAAAAGCAGAAGCAGATAAAGAAATAAGGGAAAACCCTGAAAAATTTGATCTCGTAAAAGCAACAGAAGTAGCAATAGCAAATACAATTCTTATACATCCACAATACAAAGAAGCTTATGATGCTTATTTAGAAGCTAAATATGAGTGTGAAATGGCAAGATCAGCAGTCACTGCATTTGATCAACGTAAGAATGCACTTGAATACCTTGTTAAATTACTCGGACAAAATTACTTCGCAGGACCTGCTCTTCCTCGAAATATATCTAAATTAAAAGAGCAAAGACAACAACAAACTGATGCTGGAATAGCACAGAAAATGAAACGTAATAAATAACCTTAAATTTTAAATCATTATGGCATTAAAAAAGAAAACATCCTCTTTTAGAGGTAAAGTAAATAGAGATGTTGTTCATCAAGACAACAATAAAAACAACTTCGGGTATTTAAAACTACCTAAAGATGTAAAAATGTATACTCCAGTTGAGTTTGGTAAAGGTGTAGCATTAGATTTCTTACCATATACTGTTACTGACACAAAACACCCTGACCGTGATCCTGAACTTGAAATTGCTGCAGAAGGTTCATTATGGTATAAACGACCTTTCAGAATTCACAGAAATGTTGGAGCAGGAAATGATACTGAAATCTGCTTGTCATCCTTTGGTAAACGTTGCCCGATATGTGAACACCGTAAAAAGAGAGCAAAAAGTGGAGCTGATCCAGAAGAATTAAAAGCATATAATAGTTCATTGCGTAATTTATATGCTGTTATTCCACTTGACAGTAAAAAATATGATGCTGTAATTCACATTCTTGATATTAGTCAGTGGGCTTTTCAAGATCATTTGAATGAAGAATTAAGAGAAGATGAAGATAATGAAATATTCCCTGATCTTGAAGAAGGGAAAACATTGAAAGTACGATTTTCAGAAGATTCTATTGGTAAAAACAAATTTCCAGTAACCAGCAAAATTACTTTTGTTGACCGTAAAGAAGCCTATGAGGAATCCATTTTGGAAGATGTTCCTAATTTGGATGAACTTCTTAAATCTTTAACGTATGAAGAATTGGAAGCCAAATTCTTTGAATTGGATTCTGAAGAAGATGCTGATGCAGATAAGAAATCTATAAAAACAAAAAAAGTAGCTAAAAAACCAGTTGATGAAGACGATGAAGATGAAGAAGATGAAGAAGATGAAGAAGAGGAACCATCTAAACCTACTCGTCCAATTAAATCAGTCTCAAAAGCTCCGGTAAAGAAAACACCACCTAAAAAGGAAGTAAAAGTTCCAGAAACCTGGGATGATGTACAAGAATTAGATTTTGACGAATTATCAGATTTTGCAAAAGAAGAAGAGTTAGAAACTGATCCTGATGATTTTGATAAAGATACTATTGATGATTTTAGGAAGGCAATAGCTGAAGAATTAGATATTGAAATTCCAAAAAAAAAGAAATAGAACATAGTAGACTTACCAGGATAAAAAAAGTAGATAAACCAGTTTGTATAGCTTGTCAAGGAACAGGAAAGAATTCAAAAGGACGACCCTGTCTTCCTTGTCAAGGTACTGGTTATGAAATAAAAGATACATTAAAAAATTCACCTCGTACTATATTAAAAGATAATTGTCCTCATGGACATGCTTTTGGGGTGGATACTGATAAATTTGAAGATTGTGAATCTTGTAAGATTTGGGATGATTGTGCAGACACACATGATAAATTGAAAAAATGAGTATTTTGAAAACAAACACAAAAAAGAAAGCATCTAAAATTATAGGTGCTATGATGTCATTAAGCGTTTCTGATTATTTATCATTATACACTGTAGCAAAAGAGCAAACTAAATCTAAGATACTTAAACAGTTAGTAGATTCTTTTATTGCAGAACAAAAAATGAAATATTCAGAAAAAGATCTTA